GGAACATCAACTATTGTGACTGCCGTGGTGTCAGTCAACACTCCGCAACTGTTTCCTTCGGTAAACGACACCTCGGGAATATGGTCGGCATACGATGCCTGCCAGGACGGGGCGGACGTTGATGTGGCGTCGCAATATGCCGTAAGATTCTGTGTTGTTAAAATTATCATGACACCATCCAACTATACGCTAAATTGTCCGCTTCAACCCCTAACCCAGCCAACCCTGTCACACCCTGATCTCCCTTTGCTCCGGGTTGTCCATCATCACCTTTTGCTCCAGGCTTTCCTGCCGAGCCCTGAATTCCCTGAAGTCCAGTTGCTCCCTGCCCGCCTCCACCTCCACCACTTGAAATATTTCCCGTGACTTCCGAAGTCCACTTCTGCCACGGATAAGTCAGGATCTTTTTATCATCTATTACTTCTGTCCGTATTGGCGGAGGACTGATATGTATTCCCGTTGCCGCCATTATCCAACCTCAATTTTTGCATCTATTCTCGCGTCTATCAATAACCACTTCACGGGGTCGGTAAACACCGCCTTGAAGACTCTGTCCCTGCTCATGCCAAGTCTGTGCATGTGTATTCTTGTCAGACGCTTGCCTATGCGTCCCGCCGTGATCCAATGCTCGTTCCCGTATGTATATCCACCGTCATTGCTCCAACTAAGCATCACCTGAGGATCCTCTCCCTGAGCTGTCGGCAGAAGCCCGACACCGCGAAGCATGTCAATCTCGAATTCGTTGAAAAACAATCTTTTTCTATCTTCGTGTATGTGCGGGGCCACTCGAATCCGCTTGATAATCTCTCCATTGTCGGTAAGGACATCAAGCGACATATTGTATATGTTGTTATTCCCAGTGTCAGCGGCCAGAGTCATCCCCTGCCATGCAACCGCCGATGTGACTCGATGTCTGTTATTCTCTCCAGTCATCTTTTCAAAAGAAGCCCGTTCATGCCACATACCTGTTATCAGATCATAAACCAAAGTTCTGTTTCCAGAAACAAAATTAAAAATCACAAACTGATGACCTTCCTGCTGGTAACTGTATGCTATGCAATCAGAAATATCTCCGATCTGACCGATGATATATTCTATCGCATGTGTACTGATCCGCGCTGGCAGGTAGCCACTTGCCTGCCAAACTGTTTTATTGTTACCAATCCACAACAACTGATTATTTGCTGTGGCTGAACAGTATTTCCCCGCTGCCCCAGTGTTGACAAATCCAACGCTTGACCTGGCATAAGGGTTATCCAATAGACCCGTCTGAGTCCAGATTTCTGTTGATTTACTTCCAATAAGCCAGAGTTCGTTATTTATCGTCTGTATACTGACTATCGGATCTGCCAAGCCTTCCGCCACAATGTAATTCAAACCTGCGTGGAATGTGGCGCTGTACGGCTCGCTGTAAATTGCTTTTGCCGTATCATTAATGTTTTGTATAAAACGATTTCCAACGGCAACAATAGATGTTCCCGCCTGATAGTCTCCTGTCAACTGCGTAAAGGTACTTGCCGCGGTATCATAAACATACCCTGCAACCCCATCCACACACATGATCTGCGAACTGTAACCTTCCGCGGAAGTTTGTATTTCCGCAAAGGTCATCGGACCTTTAAAAGTCTTAAGCAATCCAATGATTTTTGTCGATCTGTCGGGAAACAATTCGAGCAATTGGTTGCCAACGGCAATAAGTAAACGCTCACGGGCAGAAACAATCCAACCACGAAACAGACCATTCCCAACCTGAGCGAAAAGCTCCAATCCTGGCGTCCCAATCAGGGACCACGGTGACTTCGACTCAGGAATCATGTTCTGCTCCAAATAAAAATTGGTGCATTCCTGGCCGTCAACTCCTATTGCACGACCCTTGAAAACTGGGCCGATAAACGAACACTTCATTTATCTGTCTCCGTATATGTTGTAAATTCCGTGTGTCAAGAGATCCCTGTCCACAGCCAGAAGCAAAGGCTCACTGTTCGTCCGTTTAATATTCCTTTTCGTTTCCTCGGCCTTCTGCGCTATCACCTGCAAGGCATCGGGAGAAATCCCGTACTCGGGCGCGATGCATAGAGCAAGGTTCCAACCGAGCATTGCCTCATAGCCTGGCGGAAACGCGATGACATCAGAAAGAGAATCAAGTTTTTCGAACTGAACAGTCTGCGACAATCCGAACTGTAAATTCAACGTCGGCTGAGGATAGATTCGAATTGTAGATATCGGGAAGGCGTGGTCGTTTGTCCACGCGTATGGGTAATTCGTTTTTATTTGTTTCTGGAATATTTGCTGAAAGCGATCGTTAGGGTAGTAGTCCATGATATAATCAGTATCAAGGCCACTTACCGTTTGTCGAATGAACGCCGAGGCGTTCTGGGAAATCAGTGGCCGTGTAGTCTGCCAAACAGCGTCAGAGGACGGGCCGATCGTATAAGACGTGGTCCCCGCCGTGACCGGGAAGAGTTCATTTTTGATTTGGTAAACTATGAGGCGTTCGTTGGAAAACTGTTCTAACATCCAATTAAAATTTTGTAGCGCATCAAGAGCCTCGTCTGCTTCCAGAGTCTCTCCTGTCGCCTTGACACTCAATAATCGTAATGCCCTGGAAATTATATCTGATGCCCGTGTTTCTTTCAGCGACATATGACTATGACTCCTTTTACTCGCAGTTAATACACCCTCCACCTTTTGCGGTGTCTAAAAGGGAATCAAGATCGAAATTCTGTTTAGGTTTTGGTTCTGGTTTTAGCTTTCGCTGTGCCAGGTCCTCTTCCTTGTTCTTTACAATTACTCTTCCAACCACTTTCGGATAATCTTGATGTTCAAAGCTTGGTTCTTTTCTTCCCACCAATGCATTTTCTTCTTCCCTGCTCTTTACAATTACATCTCCGACCATTTTCGGATATTCTTTGAACTCAAAATTCGGATTTTTAATGTACAGGTCTTTGATCTGCTCGGGAGACAAACCCGGAGGCGGGAGGAACATAATTCTCCTTTGTTAAAATGATAAAGGGGTTCAGGTTGCCCGAACCCCACAAAGTTTAAGCAACTAGGCCCAGATTCACACCAGCCGTACGAATCGCATTAACTGCATTCCGTAAAGCTGTTGAATCCGCCGCTACATCGCCCGTAGTTGACAGCGTTATCACTGTCGGGGCCGTCTGCTTTACAACAGGAGTAGCATCGAAAAATCCGATCTTTCCTCCCGCTTTTCCAAGGTTTGCGCCCTGGTCGCATCCATCATCTACTCTGAAGACACCCATAACATTCTCCTTTTTTTTAGTTTTCAAAAACACGAAAAGGCCTTGAGCGGACGGCTCCTTTTTATCGGATCACCGCCACGCCCAAAAGCCTTTTATTTAAAACTTAGCCCCAAAGCCTTGCAGCGAAGAAGGGGTACAGCGTTTGCCATCCGTAAATCAAATCAACGCGCGTAGGAAGCTCGTCCCCGTTTATGTTGTATTGACGGATGATACGAACTGAAATCCCGTCATTCACTTCTCGAGCCTTGAAGTCAACCCCGTCAGGCATAATCAAATCCGCACTGACGCACGTAAATGCGTCGCGGTGCATGATCATGTTTTGCGGATAACTCACACCAGGAGTTGCACCCATATTAAAATCAATATGGACATCCCCGACTGGTGCCGCATTAACTGTCTGCGTTGCGCCTGTAATGACAATCGACGGACTGATCGGAAGAGCTGCGATGGATCCCGAAGATGCCGTCGAATCAGCAGTAACCACGAACTGCTGCAGGTCGTTTGTCGTGGCCTTGGTTTCAGGATTCACCTGGTAGACACCGGGAATTGTGAACATGTCACCGGATTTCACTACCTGCGACCCTGTACCACCGTTGATTGACTTAATTGACAGTGTGGCTCCTGTTTGGCTGGAGCTGTTAACCAAAGCACCTGTTGCGTCGCCTGCAATGTGCGAGGCCAGGTTCTGGTCCATCTTGAAATTCAGACCGAAGGCGTGGCCCATCTCTCCAGCGTCATACTGACTTCCGACAGCCGAGCCGAGGTGGAACAAAGTCTTCAGTGAATCAACCGTGTACGCTTCCGCGATCGGGTTGATACATGCGGTTCTCATGTCATCTCTCGGGCATGTGTAGTTGTCAAGCTTTGCACGGGCCTGGAGATAAACAAGAGCTGACTGAGGAGTAACGCCAGGGGTTCCGACTGAATTGTAGACGGTCTTATATAAATTACAACCGTCCTGGTCAAGCTTGGAAGCAAGAGCCAGTGCGGCGGGCTTTATATAACGTTCCGAAAAGTCATCAATCGTGAGTGTCAAGTCCTGAGAGGTGAATTTCATCGCGACATGCTTCTGGGTCGTCATAGACACAGTAACATAATCCTCTGTCAAGTCTTGCACTACAAGAGCGGCACCATCTGTGACCGTAAACCGATTTGGTTTACGAACACGAAGACTCGGTCCCACCTTACCCGAGACGGTAATACCACTATTGGCGAACGAACTGTCATACTGACGGTTCACGCCTTTTGTAAAAGTGATATTATTGTGCAGGATGCGAAGGATTTCCTTCGCGATCACTGTTGGTGATAGAAACGCGTTGCCTGCCATAATAAAGTTCCTTTGTTTTTACCGTTGTTTTTTCTTGCGGATTTGTTCGTTTCTGTATGAAGCGAATTCCGCAGGGCTCATCTTTTCCAAATCTCGCGTGAGTCCTGAGCTTGTGGCTCTTGGCGGTTGAACTGGTTTTGGTGCATTACTCACTGGCGGCACCGCAGGTTTACTTTTAAGACTCTGCTCAATATACGACTCTATGCGTCCGATCTCTCGATCGGCGGCTTTAGGAGGTAAAGACAAAATTCGCTGAGCATCGTCTTTATTTTGGGCCATGTAATAAGCAATATCGGCCCCATACTTACTATCCATTATCGAATCCTGAACAGATTGCGTAAGCTGCACATCGTCAGCGTCGGCCATGACATCGTCGTAGTCCGGATA